TCCCGTTTGTCCATGTGCTGCCGATCCGACGAGATAGGGCAATCTCCTGATAGGAACCGCCCATCGTGGAGGGGTTTTCCCCGTGATAAACTGCGACAAGATCACCGTTCGAGCGAACCGATATTCCACAAGCTGCGATGTCCGCTGGGTCAGTAGGGACAAGAAGGGTTGTTACCGACCCTGCGGTGTCTGTGGACATGTCGAAATCGACATAGCGTGACCACCCCTGAATGTTCGTCCCGCCGCCGGTATAATTCGTCCCGTCGTACTGATAAACGACGTGCAGCGTGTCGCCGTCTTGTTTGATGTCAACCGCAATGGCTGTGCCGGTTATCCTAGCACTCAGGTTGGCGATCGTGAATAGGGTGTCGACCGAACTAAAAGAGGACGTTGGGTCTGTCGCTTTCCAGACTGAGAAGGTTTGCGTGCCACCACCAAAGCCACTTGCGACGAAATAGACATTTCCGTCTGAGGATATGAACGGCCCCGGCGTCCTGACATACAGGTTAGTTGTGACCGGGATTGTGGTTGGAAGCGCCATTAGAGCGTTACCCCGTCTGCGCGTTGGAGCGTCCCGTCAAATCCGAGTATCCAATGGTCCGAGTATCCGAGTGCGTCGAGATACACGCCCCAATCCGGAACCGTCTTAGAGATATAACCTAAGTCGGCGGGCGTGTATTCGACCACATGGACAACCGTGCATGCCGGGTTAGGGCGTAACAACTCGACACGCTCCAAAAACGTCGCAATCTCTTGGTCAGTCTGTTGAGCGTCGAGAGATATCTCAGTGATAATCGCGTCCATGCTTCCCGGCAGGGCGTCCCGAACGTCTTTGCGCTTCTTGTTGTTCGCAAGGTCGTTATCCAGCGTCGTGATTGAGGTTCGTTGTCCGTCCGGGCGCAACCAATAAGCCCACGCCTCTGCATTGGTGAGGGTGCGCGAGGGGTCGAGCGGATCGACCAGAAAGTCGATATTATCCGGATCGAAACCGTCGTCGATTAGGTATTGCCGTAGCTCGGCCTCCTCGCTCCCGATCGCGCCGGTGACGTGAGGGGAGGTTTCGACGTTCACGATATTGAGGGTCGGCTTAGCCTCGAGCAAGAGCTCGGCCGTCCACCCAAAACCACCCCCGACAATCGCAACATTAGTAAACGACGCCCACCCGGGGCCGTTACTAATTAGGTTTGCGATCTTGGGAAGGCGTGCGTACGGCCCTTGGCTTTGGTTGAACCAATTGTAATGGAAACGCGGAATACGGCTTTGACCCCGTACCCCGTGAACCCATGCGGGCGAGCTATATTGCTCGTCGTATAGTGCCTTGTCGTAAACAAGAGCCACTGATTAGGCCCTCGCTTAAGCCGGTGATGCCGGTACCGTGAGCGTAAAGGCGGATACCGTGACGGTGTCACCTGCCCCAATAGTGGTCGAGGAGAGGTTGAGGTCGGCGCCAGACGTGGCTACCGTGCCTTGCCATACGGCCACGCTGTTGCTGTCGAACACCGTATAGAAACCGGCTGTACCGCCTGTCGCGTTTGTGTCTGACGTCATGGCCGAGGCCAAGGCTGCGGTACCGGCCGCCGCGGCGCCGAACGACGGGTCGGCAAAGGTCAATGTTGCGACCTCGCTTGTACCGGCTACTGTCGAGGCTGCACTCTTGATCTCAAGAGTACCTGCCCCTGCACCGGCGTCCACTAGATCGACGATACCGTCGCAAGCTGCATTCCGGGCGTTTGCTGTTAGGGTAATCGCCATAGTGTTTTATCTCCTTAGACTGTGACGCCGCCATGCCGTAGGAGCTCGCGCTCCTCGGCGTTGATTGTGACACCGAACGCGACGCGCTCGGTCTCGGTGAGTTCGGCTTTGATCGACGGGTGCAGCGCGTTTGCGTTTGCAACGTCGATCTTAGGGCGCCCCTCGGCGTCCCGTACAAGCCCGAATAGTTCCGCCTTAGGAGGGTTTAACATCCTGTGAGGCCTCCTCGGTCTTGGTAGCCTTTACGGTCGACCCTGCCTTATCGGCTAGGGCCTCGCGTGCGGCGGCGCCGGCAAGGACTTTGCCCTTAGTCCAGCGCCGCCAATCTTTCGAGAGTTTAACGCGCATTATACCTTAAACTCCTTATTCTCGGGCGCCCCGGCTTCCGCCTTTTTGCTGCGCTTTTTCTTGGGGCCGGTACGAGGCGACGTGTCTTTCGCCATGCCTCGCTCGACCAAAGTAGCGGCAAGGGGACCTTTTACTGTGTCCCCCGGGCGATCTGATCCGTAACGAACCAAAAGACGCGCCTCTGTTACTTTTTGCTCAGCCATAGTGCTCTCTCCTACGGTTTAATGCGTTAGCAGGGCAAAGAAGTCGACGCGATACACGCGGCGCCCACGACTGCGGCAACGACTACCGCGTCTGTGGTGGCTTCTTTAAGCTCGGCTTGCGTGCACGCGCCAAGGGTGGTCGCGATCGCAATAACTGCAAGGGTCTTTTTCATATCGTACTCTCTTTCTCTCTGGTTAGACTGTTGAGGGACGGGTCCGCGCCCGGGAGGAGGTAGGCGCGAAACTTAGCTTATGTGCGGGCTACGGCCGTCCCTACGAACGTCGTAGCGGCGCGGTGCGGCTTGTTGAGGATCGCAACGACCGAGATATCGGCGTCAGAGCCGGTCGTACCGACGACGGAAACGCCGACATAACGCTTAGAGCCCTTGTACCCAAACCCACCGATAACGCTATCGTCGGCTGTGTCGTTGGTCTCCGCCAAAGTAACATTGCCCTCGACCTCGTCGGCGACACCTACGGTGCCCGCGCCTACGCCGGTCGTGTCGTCACTCTCTTGGAGGGTGACGGTAAAGCCTGCGGCCGTACCTGCGTCGGTGATCGTGTTAGCGATTACCGCGATTGTTGCTGCGTCGAAGCCGCGCAAATCTACGTAGTCCGACGTGGCCGGTGTGGTGCCCGATACGGTGACGTTGCCGAGGTGCACTACCTGTTTGTTGTTAAGCATATCACGCATTCTATAATCTCCTATCTCAGCGTGGAAGTTAGGCGAGCCGAGCGGCTCGCCTAATCAGTCATTAGGCTTTGAAGTTAACCAACTTCAGTGCCTCAAAGTTGACCATGTCGCCGCCTGTGCGTTTTGTCGAGTAAAACTCGACATAAGGCTTATTCGAGTACGGATCGCGAAGGACGCGAATACCGATACGGTCGACGATCTGGTAGGCCTCATTCATATCACCAACTGCGATCGAAAGAGAACCCGTAGCGAGGTCGGCCATATCCTCAAACGAGGCCATAGCATAACCGAGGATCGTAGCAGGTTGACCCGCTGCGATACCGGGCTGCCACAGGTACGCGCCGTCGCTATCCTTGAGTTTACGCACCGCGCCGGTCGTCTTGCGGTTAAGGAACCACGTTGCATTGTTGCGGTACTGCATCTTAAGGGCGTAGAGCGCGTCGATAAGGACGTCCCCACCGTTAGGCGCCGCGGCAAAGGCACCGTTAGCGCCTGTGTCGAATTGCTCAACTGCACCGATTTCGAATACATCCGCGGATGCACGATCCGGATACGTAGCAAAACCGCTTGGGCGGTCGACGCCGTTACCTGTTACAAACGCCGAGTTCTCAGCGCGTGTAAACTTGTTGGTAACTTTGCCCTGCAACCATGCCTCCATATTAATGTTGGCGTCGTCGAGGAGCTTTTGCGTAGCCGACGGCTTGGCGTACATTTCGTGCACCGGAATGCGCCACTTATCGAGTTGCGGCGTAGTGGTCTCAGAACGTGCGCCGGTCTCTCCGACCCAACCAAACGACGCCTCGTCGGTGTCATGTAGGCCCTCAAGAGCGTCCGTACCGATTGCCTGCACGTTTGCGTACTGGCGCATAGGGGACGTTTCAAAGATGCGGCCCACGATACGACCCGAGGTATCCGCGTCGACGACATAGCCGCCGTCTGGGTCCGAGCCTACCGACAATGCCTTGAGTTGGTCGGCCGACATAAGTTTGTCGTCGCCCTTGTGGCGCATGAATGCGTCGAAAGCCGACTTATAGGCGTCCGTTGCCGTCTGTGCGTCCTCGTCGAAGTCGTCACGCGTTACGCGGCGACCGTTGACATTCTGCATACCGGCCCACCACTTGAACGCCTTTTCCTCGCGTTCGTCAGAGGTCTCTTTGCCTGTACCGCCGTAGAGCGCTTGGCGCTTAAGGCGCGCCGCGAATTGCTCATTGGCTTTTGTTGCGACACTGATAGCGTCGTTGATCTTGTCGAGCTCGTCACGACGTACGACGTCGTCAAAACCTTTGCTCTCGAGCTCCTTAAGGCGCTCGTCGTTCTTGGCTTTGAACTCCTCAAAGGCGCGGTTTTCTTGCTCCACGCTTTTGTTAATGTCGTCGATTGCTTTGCCGATCGACTTCTCGTCGAAGGCGTCAAACGTCGGGCCTTTTGCGGGGAGACCCGGCAGGCCAAAGTTGATCGCGATACGACCCTCTGAGGCCATGAAAGAAAGTTGTTTACGCATGGTATTTCTCCGATTTGCGTTTAAGATTACCGCTCAATCGTTCAAGCGATTTACGTAGCGCGTCCCCTTCACCCTCGCGGCGTCCGTCAACACGTTTCTTTGCCTCGTCAAAGCCATATAGACTTACGAGCTCGGCAAATTGGCCCGGTACACCTTCCTTGCGAAGTATGCGGGCCACTTCCCCTCGCGTTTCAAGGCGCTTCACCTGCGTAATAGCGGCCTCGGGTTGCATGGGGAATGTTACGAGCGAAACCTCCCAGAGGTTTAGCTTAGTAATTCGGCGTATTTGAGCATTAGGGCCCTCGAAATCTGCCTCGACCGTTTGGTATCCGATCGACATACTATCGAGTGCGCCCGCTTTCATAAGGACGTGCATTTCCTTACCAAGCGGAATGTCCATGAGGACGCGACCCTTAACATACAGGCCTTTATCGTCCTCTTGCATGGTCTCCCAAACGCCTACGATCTTGTTTGGGTCATGCTGAAAGAGCATTTTTGGGAGCTTAGACTTGTTAGTCCACTCCTCTAAGGACGCCTTAAAAGCGCCCGCCTCTACGATATCGCCGCCGCGGTCGACCGAACGGGTCGACGCGTAGCCCTCAAAGCCGCCTTGGTCTGATACTTGCTTAAACTCTACCGCAAGGTCGAGCGTCTTAAGCTCCGTAGATTGTGCCTCTTTAAACCGCATAGGGTATTTTTCCCCTCTAAGTGTACACGTTGGGCCCTCTGTTGGCGCAACATATAGCCCTAACGCCTTTATATTGTCTACGCTAGATTGTGACCTCGGCCGGTATGTCTGTTTCGACGCCCCATTCCTCGTCGGTCATAGGGAAGCCTCGGTCGAGCGCCTCCTTGGCCCGCTCGGCTACGAGCTCGGCGTCTTCAGGGCTCATAGAGCGGATATCCGGTATCGGCTCATTGAACACCGCCTGATAGTCAATCAATGCTTGGTTTGCCTCGTCAAATATCATCTACGAACTCCCTTACCATGCCCTCGAACCCCTCGGCCGTGCGTGGGTATAGGCGTTTATACAGTGCATACGCGGCCGGGTTAGGGTCGCCCCGGGCTTCCCACCAGTTAGCAAAAGCCTGCCCGGTTGCGTAGGCGTTATATTTGCGGCGCCCAAACGTCCCGGCGAGGCCCTCTACTGAGGTCCACCGGTTGTTTTGCGTATAGTATCGCTTGCCGTGACCGAACGCGATACGCACATTACCGGCCGTACTGGCCTCAAAGGTGTCTTGCATGCCTGCAAAGGCGCTGTTGTGCGTCACCGCTCGATTACCGTTTAGGCGGTGCGGTAGTTCTGCAATAGCGTAGCCGACGTCGCGGCGCTCCCATGAGGCCACAAGGAGCGAGGCGTCGGTAACCTCCATATTGTCAACGTCGTAAAGCCTAAACACGTCCTCGGGCTCTACGTCGGTGAGATATTTACGTATGATACCGGCCCCGTCTAGCCCGTTCGCCGAGGCGTCGGCGGATAACTCTGTCATGCGGTCGGCAAGTTTTACGCTGTTTTCGGCTGCCCGTGTTGTGGCCGCCGCCTTATCCCCCATGAACGTTTTAGACTTGACGGCCTCAAGCTCCTTGCCGTCCTTGGCGAGCTTGCCGACGTGCGACCATGAGGCAAAGCGGCGCGAGCGAGCCGAGCCGGTCTTTACCTTCTTGGCTATCATATCGTCGAGTATGTGGCCGTATTCGTGCCTGAATACCCTCTGATAGGCCACGCTGCCCGGCTGCATATTGCCCATAGATATTTGTTTGGTGAAGTTAGCGTAGGCGCCTTTGTCCCGTATCATTGGGTTTAGGTCGCCCACCGTGGCGATCGCCTTAAGCATATCCTCGAGGGAATTGTCGAACGCGCCGTCGGCGTTTGCACTAAATACCGGTTGCTCGCCCCGTAAGCGATCGAGGAGCCGGGCGCGCGCATCACCTGCCACCGGTACAAAGGGTCGAGCCTCTGTTAGGTCCTCTACGTCGTCGTCGTCGGCCGGTACATACACTTGGGCGCACCGGCAATTTATTACGTTTGCGGCCGAGCCCGACGGATCGCCCGGGTACATAAGCTCCTCGGTGGCCCCGTTTCGCATAGGCACCTTAAATGGTTGGTCGAGCGGTACCGTTACCTCGTTCATGCTGCGGTGCGAGAAGTCGTCGACAATTCCGTCCCCCTCGCCAAAGTCGCGCACCCGACCGTCTTCTACCGTTACCCACTCCTTGACGAGCTCGGTAGTGGATCGCTTGGCGCTTTGTAGACTTGCAAACATAGAGGCAGAGTGCGTTTCTGTGCGGGCTATGATGCGGGCCCGGGTCTCTGCGATCGTAGGAGTAGCCTTAAGTATGTCCGCGGCTATCTCATTGATAGATAAGCCTTGTTTGAGGCCGTTAGCGATTAGACGCTGTATCTGTCGGCGCGTCGTAGCGCTGATATTCGCGATATTATAACCGCCATGGACGTAAAGGTACTCCTCGTAGAGCCGCTCGTAAAA